TCATTCATCTGCTTTTGAGAACTTGTCCCGTCGAAAAAAAAGGTCAACCCCGAGGATGCCAAGGCAAATCCCCAAGATGTCAAGACCAAAGCCTGCCAACTTGACCGAGGAGAAGCGAAGAATAAGCACCCAAGCCGCAACAAACACAGCGATTCCAAGCCACTTCCGGACCTCCCTGTTGCGCACTAGGTGACCGACCGCAACAATGACTACAGTCCAGATGGCGAACTGGATGACATCATTCATGCAGGTTCTCCAGCACTCTGGACGATCTCCGACTTGACAGAATGCTGGGGCCCGATCCCGCCGGACACCTCCCCTTCAACGCTGATAATGACGTCTCCAGCGTGGTAGGTCGGCAAGGCCTGCTGAGTAGCCCAACGAACTGCGAGGCCGCTGCCAACCCCAACAAAAGTGTTGATGCGTTTACCGGCTACACCCGCAAGCATACCGACCATGCCAGCAACGGTGACACGCTGCTGGTTCAGAGAGTCAGCCTGAGCTCGGGTCAGGGGCAGCGAGACAAAAACCCTCAGTATGCAAGGTCGGTCCTTTGCCTGCATCCGGTCGAAAACCTCAACCGCAAGATCAGCAGTCGCGTGACTGGCTTTCACTGACGGACAGTACTTCATGTGAAGCAGCCGGCTGCGCTCCGCCCATGCGAGGCGAATGATCGCCAAGCTGAAGTTGATGCCGTGCTGGCTGTGAATATGCGTCCGTTCGATATCCATGGCGTTCCTTCCGTGCTTCGAGCGCGCAGTTTCGGTAGCCAACAACACCGCAACCACTAGCAAAACAGCTAGCTCTCAACATCCACGCCCAGACGGAGTTAGACTCAGCGCTCCGCCTCATAGGCAGCAACGCCCGTCCCTATGGCACGCCACTCATTCTGCGGCATGCGCGCGTCGCAGATGAATACCTCGACTTCGCCGCTTTCCTTCGGCTCCGCCGGCCGGATCGCTGCATGCCGGAGAATCGTCTGCATGTCTGGGACGTAGCTGCTCTCCGAGCCGTGGAATGACCAGATGCCAAACTTCCCTGCTCCACCCACCTGGTGGTCGAGTTTCACCGACCAGCCCTTGAATCGAATGACCAGCATCGCCCTGCTCCGTAGGAAAAGGTTGTAGTCTACTCCTAATTCTGACAGGCCCTGTTGGCAGCCAGCAGTTGGGCTTCATACCCGATCCGCTGCCGCCGCTCGGCCAGCAGCGCGCGGACCTTGGTCTGTAGGTCGTCGCTCTTCTTCAGCCCAGCCGCTGCCCAGGCCGGCACCTCGACCGCGGGCGCTCGGCACGGCACCGCCACCGGAACTTCTACGCGCACCGTGCGCGGCTCGGCTTCCTGCCGGCCGGCGCATCCCACCAGCGCGACAATCATCAGCATCAGCACCACCCTCATAGACCCAGCTCCTGATCGATGACCGCCTCGGCGGCCGCACACTGCTCACCGGCGGTTCGCTGACTCAGCAGGCGTTGGGCTCCGGCATACTGCTCCGCGGCCTGCTGCCGCCCCCGCTCCACAGCCTGCGCGGCATCCCGGGCGCGCTGCTCGCCGGCCATGCGCAGCGCGGCAACCTGCCGGACCTGCTCTGCCACTGCGGACTCCAACTCTCCCCGGGAGGCACGGCAGGCAGCCAGATCCGCGCTCGCGGCATCCAACTGCGGCCGGTAGTGTCGCGCGCCGAGCCAGACACCGCCGGCGGTGCCGAGGCCGACCAGCACCAGGCAGGCCAGCGCGACCGATAAAGCGCGGGCGGAGATCACGACAGCACCCTCTTCGCCCGCTCCCACAGCGCCAGGCGCTCCGCCTGGCCGTTGAGCCCGCCGTTGATGCGCCGAGTGATGGCGGCGAACTCGCCCCGGTCGGCCAGTTCGTTCAGGCCGTGCGTCGACCACCACCAGGCCGCCGAGATCGCCGCCCACTCCGGTTGCTCGAGTAGTTCGGGTTCCTGCTCCAGCGGCTGGCCCAGCCCGGTGCCGGCGGCGCGGTAGTTCGACCGGCCGGTGATCTGCAGCAGGCCGCGCCCGCGATACCGCCAGCCGTCGCCGGAGGCCTCGTCGCCATTGCCGTTGCGCGAGGCGTAGGCGTTGTTGGCGATGGCTCGGGGGTTGCGCGCCAGGCGCTGCGCCAGGGCGTTGGGCTGGCCGTCGGCGCCGAGGTACCGGCTCGGCCAGGTCGCAGCCAGGCCACGGGCACTGTAGTTGAGGTTCTCCACCAAGCGGGTCAACTGGCCGCTTTCGTGGCCGACCTGGGCGAGGAACGCCGCCGCGCGCACAGGCGACGTGATACCGAAGCGCGTCATCCCGCGGTTCAGCGCACCAACAAAAACGCCGGCTCGAGGGCCGGCGTTCGGGAGGATATGCAGCAGTTGCTGCTCGGTGATGGGCATAGACAACCTCATTTCAGGTAGAATTCCGCCGCTTTCAGCATCGCGAGGTAAGAGATGGCCGGTAAGATCAAGGGACTTGACGGGCTCAGAGCCATTTCAGTCCTATTTGTAATTATGTCTCATGCGGAGGCATGGCAAGCATTAGGCATCACTAGCGGAGCAGTTCGTTCCGCTCTTAGCGCACAAACTGGAGTTAATATATTTTTTGTTTTATCGGGCTTCCTAATCACTTACCTACTAATAAAAGAGAAAGAAGCAACGGGCAAGATAGATATAATTTCATTCATAAAAAGAAGAGCACTTAGAATATTCCCATTATATTACCTTGCAATATTTTTTCTAATGTATATGAATTATACCGGAAGAGCGAACATCCCTAACTGCTCTTTCGTATACGCTCTAACATATACAATAAATTTCTACCCCAAAGAGTGCGCATACTCAGCAATGTCGCACTTTTGGTCGTTATCTGTAGAAGAACATTTCTATCTATTCTGGCCAATCATCTTCTGCCTTGGCAAGAGAGTCGCCATGCTTATGGCGGGTGCTGTAGCGATTGCATGCGTGATCATTGGAACTTCACTTTATCCGGACAACCAGAATTATTATATGAATCGCTGGACATTCCCAGCGATGCTGCCGATCCTGGCAGGCTGCATACTCGCATTTATCTGCACTATCCCATCGATTGTGACCGTAGCGAAAGACAAGACATCATCTAGCATCTTACTGGTATCCATAGTTTTTGGCGTAGCGACTCCAGCCTTAATTAATTCGGACGTAATCTGGCTGTTTTCCGTCTGCATGCTTGTCCTTTATATTTTCCACAATCAAGACTCTATGCTGGTAAAAGCCTTGGAGTTCAAGCCACTTGCCGTTCTTGGCGTTATCAGTTACGGACTATACGTCTGGCAGGGAATATTTACAGGAAACGGACCATATCGCTCAGGAGGAACATTCCCTCCTCCGGTTGACATTGGCGTGTGGCTAACATTCATCGTAGCGCCGCTGAGCTACGTATTCTTCGAAAAACCAATAATGCGTCTTAAGAATCGGTACTCCTGGCGGAAAGACGTTTCGAGCGAGACAGCCGGAATAATGGAATCAAAGTAATGAAGCGAATTGTAGCAATTACAATGGGTGCCTTAGCACTATCTTCCTGCGACTTCAGTAAAGAAAGCTGGCCAACACACAGCCCTACGCAAGAACAGAAAAACTTAGGCCTCTCAAACGCATATCAGTATCGAAAACAGGGCCTGAACGCAGATCATCGATCACAGGTCTATTCTTCGACAGGAGATTATCTAAATTACGGGAAGACCGTTTTCCATCGTCCAAGCAAAACCCTGAAGCTTGACGATCAAGGAATTCCTATGGTTTTCCAGGGCGGGAAGTTCAACTACTCTGCTGGCACGGTAGCTATTGCTGCACTGGCTGAACATGGACGATCTACTGAAAGTCACGAAACCAAAAAGTTCTTCATTCTCGCGGAGAAACTATTGTCACTAATGGGTGATGACGGCGCCTTGCGCTATGCATACCCATACCGACACTACACCTCTACCCAAGCACTGGCGGTAGGCTGGACTTCCGGCATGGATCAAGGCATGGCCCTAAGTGTCTTCGCCAGAGCCTATGCGATTGACAAGGACAAGAAATGGCTGGACGCTGGCAATAAGGTTCTGAAGTTCCTACAGACTCCATACCCATACGGCCCAAAGTCAACACTTAAAGACCTTGACCAATCGTTGTCAGGCCGCGTTTTTTTCCTTGAATATCCGGTAGAGCCGAACGTCTTCACTCTGAACGGCTACATGTTTACTCTCCTCGGGTTGTACGACTGGGCAACCGAAACGAACTCGGCTGAGGCCGATAAGCTATTCAAGGACGGTATCGAAACACTAGAAAAAATTCTCCCATATTACGACCTTGGGACATTTTCCGCGTATGACCTAAGCTATATAACGCACTCTCGCCTTCCGTATCTTCAACCTCGAGCGCCGCATATCGCGCCACGCTACCATGCGATCCATATTGCACAACTCAGAGCACTAAGCTCAGTCACCGGAGATAAGTTCCTGAGTGACCGCGCTGAGAAGTGGCAGGGTTATGCAGAAGGGAAAACCCAGTAGCCCGGTCATGCTGCTCCCAATCTGGAGCAGCGAAAATTTTAATCAATGCCTCTGGCCGAAATCCAGAGGCATTCAATGGCGCCACCATGGAATATCCCAATCCGATCTGACGAAAATCTATATCTCCTTGATTCCTGCCCGCCACCCTACGACCGCCTGCGCTCCAGACGTGAACGAAGAGGTTGCAGCGACCAGCCCAAGGCAGATACGCAAGTTCGGGCGATACGCGCCGATGAACCACAAGCACGGCCATGCCCCCATTCAAAATGGGTAGCCTACACGCCGCCAGCGTCCGGCCGCGGATACCTAGCCTTGATCTCCTCGACCTTGGCGATCCAGGCAGAGTAGTCCGGTTCCACGCCGGCCTTGATAGCGTCGAACTCGGCCTCGGTCTTGAGCGGGTCACTCTCCAGGCGGTAGGCATTTGCCCGCGCCGCGGTTGCGGCATCGTACTCAGCCTGCCGGCGTTCTTGCGCCTGCTGTTCAGCGGTCTTTACCTGGCTCCAGTCGATCATCGCGGTAACTCCACCGGGCCATCGGTCTCTATCAGCAACGGCTCCGGGAAGCGAGCGGCGGCACTGGCATCAGCGGCCAGCGGGAACCGCAGGGTTAGTTCCAGCCGGCCATCCCTTCGCGCCACAGGACCAGCGAACAACTCCGATCCAATGGCCTCGGTCGGCAACTCGCCGCCCTCCGGGAGCGGAGTGAAGTCGAACGCCTGGCCGTTCACGGTGAGTACATCGCCAGCCCTGCTCAGCGACAGGTGCTCGTCGCTGCCTGGCAGTGGTGCGTACGGTGACAACTTGATGATCATCAGAACCACCTCCCGATGGCGACGACCCTGTTATTCCTAGTCTGAGCGCCTGACGTGAATGATGCCGACGATATGCAGAAGAACCCCACCCCAGCCGTACCCGCGGATGGATTGAAGTAGGCCGCTCCCTGGTTTCTCGCCGACACGCCAGAGTCATAGTCTCCACCAGCACCAGAAGCGGAGACAGCCCCAGCGATGGGGTACGAGGAACTAAAGCTCGCCGGATACGACCAGTTCGCACCGACTGATGAGACCCCAGCGGTGAATGTGAGAGTGTTCGTCCAACAAATCTGCGTCCCATCCGCGAACCGCACATACTCCCCGTTCGCGTTACTCCCGCGATCAATCACCGCACCGGTCGGTACGCCGCTCGACTGCGAAACGGCGCCCAGAATGCTGTCTCGAGAGTACAGCGCGCCCGAACTACCGAGCGCCTCCCGTACCGCCGCACTGCCGAGGCCGAGATCCCCCCGCGCTGCCGCCGCATTTGCAGAAAGCGCCCAGGGCTTGATCCCCGCCAGGGTTGCCCCCCACTGGTTGGCGATCAGGTTGAATCGATCCGACAGGTCCTTGTCGTAGCCCAGGATCGGCGCCACCGCATAGGCCTGGCCGCTGGCCGTGCTGCCCTGGTAGTTGGGCTTGATCGAGATGACCGTCGAACTGGCGACGTTTGTGACCTCGTACCAACGTCCATCGGGTCCGCGAAATGCGTCGCCGACTCGGGCATTGGACGAGAACTGTGTGCCGGTACCGGTAACGGTCGGGCTATTTGCGGTCACCGCCACGGTTCCGGTTGAGTACCACGCCATAGAGTTCTCCTGCTATGCAATGGCCAGAAGAGGCCATGGGAAAGGTGTTCGTATTGCGTCTTGCCCAGGTCCGCCGACTTGAACAGTTGCTACGACTGTGTTTCGGGCCGAAGTAACAAACCCAATGGAGCACTCTCCAGTATCACCTTGGGGCGGTTGCGCCTGTACATTGAAATGACTAACCAGAAAATACCCATCAGTCCCATGCAGCCACGGTGCAGCCCATGAATGCAGGGTGTAATACCCCAGATAGTTACCATTCGTGCCGTAATAATTCAGCATCTGGGTACCACTTATGAACCGAACAAGATCCCTGTTACTGTCAAATACCACTCTCGACTGATTGTCGAATATCTGCATCCCCCATCCGCCAGTTTTCGGCATGAACACCGCGCATGCCTTCCACTTCCCTCCCAGTACGACGCCGCTTGTATCTTGAAATACCTTCACGTAGAAGCTGAAACCCGTCCAGTTCCCAGCCGAACCAGCATGCTGGAACATCGTTATGTGATGCGACCCATTAGGGCAAAAGAAAACAAACGGTGGGAGCGGGCTCCGCACCGGAGATGGGTACGAGACGTTGATGATCTGGGCATTAGTGGCTGGGTAGGTACCAGACGCAACCAGATGCAGACAAGGGTGGTCCTGATCGATTATCACCTGACCGGCATTCCCAACAAACTTCGCACCGAAACTCATGAGAACATCACCGCATATAGAGTGTAATTCGCTGTTACATCACCGGACCAACCAAACGCAATAGTCGAGCCGCTAATGGTATGCCTGGGAATCCAAGATCTAGAATCCGGCGTATTGCAGACGACAAACATGACACCTTTAGAACCGTCGAACCCAGGGACCGTAACTGAAAGTCCCTGAGGAATGTTCCCCAAGTCCCGACGATAGACCATCCTCAATGAGTAATTGTTGCTGTCAAAGAGTATTGAGCCGCCGGCCGAACGCGTTCTCATTCCGTAACTCATACATCAAGATTCCCGATCTGGACTCGAAGCACCAAGTTTCCGTCATACACTTTTATTGCCTCTGCCGTCTGACGCATAAACCCTCCCGACGTTGCGCTGTTCATTGTGAACGCGCCGCCCTTATCCAACTTCCACAGCGGCTCGCCGTTGGCACCGAGGGCGGTCGACTGAATCACGTTGCCGATCTTCGCGTTGGTGATCGAGCCGTCCTGGATCATCGCGTTGTTGATGAACATCTGGCCGCCGACGATCGAGACCGGCGCCACGGTCTGCCCGCTGGAACTGTTGAACCAGAGGAACCGATCAGCCTGGAACGCCATGGTCGTCACGCTCGTACCGCTGTCGAAGCCCAGTTGCCAGCCAGCGGCGTACTTCTGGCCATTGGCATGCGCCTGGAGCTTCACGCTGTAGAGCGCCTTGACGCTTCCATCCAGCGAGGTAACCGCTTGAGATGTGGTCTGGATGTTCGCCTCGTTGGTATCGGTGCGCGCACTGACGGTATCCACCCGCTGCCCCAGGGCGCTGTCCGCGTTGGCGCGGACGGTCTGTTCGGTGCTGATGGCCGAGGCGTTGCTCGCAACCTGGCCGGATAGCTGGTCCAGCCGCTGGACGGTCACGGCATTGTTCGACGCAACGACCGACTCCACGGTGGCGATCCTGCCCTCCGCGGTCCCGGTACGCGCTTCAAGCAAGCTCGTCCGCTTCGCCTGCGCTTCATCCTCGTTCGCCCGCACGGTGACTTCGGTGGCGGCTCGAGCAATGGTGTCCCAGCCCTTCAGCGCATCGGCCTTCTCTCCGGTCGCCGGCTCCCGGCGGGCGACAGCCTGCAGAACATCCAGGCTCGAAGCCGCCGCTTCGACCTTACCGTCGAGCTCGGTGATATCCGCGGTGTTGGTGGCCACCTGCTGGGCCAGGCCGTTGGCCGTCTCGATCGACTGTCCGATGTCGGCCCAGTAGGTCGCGTTCGGCGGCGAGGCGTTGAGCGGCACCGCCTGCTTCGCTTGATACAGCCGGCTGCCGACCCGCACGATATCGTTCTTCGCGTAGGTCTTCGTCGGGTCGTAGGCCAGCACATCGGTCAGATTGTCGATCTGGTCCTGCAGGCCAGTGATATCGACCTGCATCTGATCGATGTCGGCGAAGAACTGCTCGCCCAGCGCGGACTCGACGTACTCCTTGGTGATCAGCTCGTTGTACTCGCTCGCATCCGTCGAGCTTATACCGTCGACCCAGGCCGACCAGGGGCCGACGTTGCCGGTCCGGTCGATCAGCCGCCCGCGGAAGGCCAGGCGAGCGCCGGCCGCCAGCGAGGTCAGCGTGTGGGTGTCGGTCGGGTATGCGAACAAGCCCAGGGCAGTTGCGTTCTGTTCGCTGCCGCCCGGGGTAACCGACTGTTGGATCTCGGTGTAGGCGGTGTCCGCCGCGCCACTGGCCGGGAATGCCCACTCCAGGCCGATCTTCCACGGTCCGCTGGTGGTACGCAGGAACGCCAGCGCCGGTGGCGCGCCGGTCTTACCGCTGAGCTGGGTCAGGATCGAGCTCTTCCAGACCGACGTGATGTCGAACGCCGACACCGCGCGCACCCGCGCCAGATAGCCTCCTGCGTAGATGCCGGTCACATCGACGCTGGTGGTGCCGGCACGCGGCAGGCGGATCCAGTTGCCGCTGTCCTTCTTCCACTCGACGTCGTAGGCGACAGCCCCTTCCACGGGGGGCCAGGCGATGGTCATCGTGCTGACCGCCAACCCCTGATCGAACTGGTAGTGCGAGGTCAGCGTGACGCTCGCCGGCGGCGCCACGGTGGTGATCGGGATAACGCTGATCGGCCGGCTCTCCAACTTGGCGCCAGTGTCGATCGCTGAGAACTTCCCGGGCTCGTACTGCAGCGCAGTGATCTCGAAGACACCCCGCTCCGGCTGGCTGACTTTCATCACACGGTAGAGCGGCACCGCCAGGTCGTCGGCATCGAGGGTCCAGACCAGTTCCGGTAGCGGGGTCTCGCTGTAGGCTGTCGTCACGGTCACCGCGCGCCCGGCAACCGACTGCACGGTTCGCGCCTCAGCCTTACCGCTGGGCAGGTTCAGGAGCAGCCGGTCGCCAGCCTTTGCCTGGGTATCGCGATCCAAGGTGATCACTCGGCCAGCAACCGCAGAAACCCGCCCCCCAATCTCCCGTCCAGCCAGCAGCGCGTCAGCCACCGGAATCACCCATCCCGGCAGCGGAATCGCCCCGTCCATACCGGTACGGAACGTTACCGTGCGATCCTGGCTGTTGGTTAGGATCGCCCATTTTCCGCGCCGCTGGGCCTCACTCTCGCGGGTGCAGCCAATGGCTGCCACCTCGACCGGGTTGTCGCCGTAACGCCGCTGCAGGCGCTTATCGGTGGCCACAGCCACGTCGGTGTCGTAGTTGTTCGCCGGATTGTCGTAGCTGACCAAGGCACGGCTGTAGCGAGTGCGCTCACTGGCCGAGCCGTAGCTGAAGCGGCCGTCGATGACATTGGCCCTGGTGTAGGCGAAATCGACGTCGGTGGCGCGCGGGATATCCGCCTGGATCTTCAGTTGGCCCTGGGCCCAGTACGCCATACCACGGTAGATAGCGGTGAGGTCGCGCAGCAGCTCCCAGGCCCCGGCGCGGCTTTGCAGGTTCAGGTTGCAGGTGTGTCGCGGCTCCTGGCCACCCTTCCCATCCGGCACCAACTGGTCGCAGTACTGGGAAATCCGGTACATCTCCCAGCGATCGACCATCCAAGCCTTGATGCGTTTACCCACACCGAAGCGATCGTTGGTCACGATGTCGTAGGTGTGCCAGACCGGGTTGTCGGTCCAGGCCTGTTTCATCGTGCCGTCCCAGATGCCGAGGTAGGCCCGGGTCTCCGGATCGTAATTGCTCGGCACTTGGACCTTCCGCCCGCGGCAGTCGACTGTGACAGCCGGAATGTTGCTGAACTGCTCTGCGCTGAACTCGACGTACAGCAGGGCCGTGTTCGGGTAGCGCAGCTTCGCGTCGATCACCTCGGTGTAGCCGGCGATCAGCATGGTGTCGGCGATGCGGTTGTTGTTCTGGTTCGGCGTCAGGCGGCGGACGCGCACCTGCCAGCCATTGGTGGCCGCCGGCAGGTCGATCCGGCGGGAACGCTCGTAGCGGGTGGTGGTCTTGCCATCGACGGCCTCGCGCAGCACCTCCTGATAGGCACCGCCGTCGGTGGCCAGATCTACGGCATATTCGATCCGGTACCCGCCGATGTTGCCGTTGGTGTCCTGCTGCTGGAGCGCTGGCCAGGCGAAGCGCAGGCGCACTGCGGAAAGCTGGGTATTGCTCAGCGAGCGCACCCAGGGCGTATCGCTGCGCAACTCGACGTTGACAGACGTCTCGTTCTCAACCGCAGGAATGCCAGGGATGTAGTCCTGGTCCACCGACCCCGCGCGCCACTCCCACTTAACGTTCGGGAAGTTCAGGTTACCGCTCGGGTCCATCAGCGGGGTGTTGTCGAGGTAGATATCGCGCTCGCTCGGAACGCCGGCGAACTCGCCTTCGCCCACGGCAAGCAGGATCTTGGCCATCGCGACCGAGCGCAGACTGTCGGGTGCCTCGACCGGCTGTTTCGGCTTGCTACTGCCGCCCTTGCGGCCGGTCAGGTGCTGGTGAACTGCGCCCATGGTTTTCTCCAAGCATAAAAAAGCCCGCTTAAGCGGGCTTATCTTCTAAATTTTGTGGAAGGCAACAATCTACCAGCCAACTCTCATGATCTTCATGCATTAGAAACGAGGAGTGCAGACCCACACAAAAAGCCGTAACACTGAGCTGCCGACTAAAATTCTCATCGCCTACCGCAAGAGCATAATAAAATACTATCGCCCTTTCCGAATCCGTGAAAAGCGAGCGGTACATTCTCACTAGATTCGCATCAAAATCAAGTTGCTCCTCCAGATAAGAGAGTATCAGCCGAACGTACGCAATATAGGGCTGCAACTCCTCCCCATTATCTTCCCAAAACATATTAAATATCTGCTCAGCAGTCTTGGGATCATTAGCAGAAAGCCTTATGGCTCCTCGAAACCCGGTCTCCCCTTCCTTTCTGACTTTCGCTTGAAACATTGCATCCAATCTGTCTCTGAACACCCTCAAACAGTCCTTTCCTACAGTTCTACCGTGTTCCTTACTCACCAAATCAATTGATGAAACCAACATCATGTGATTATCTAGAAGCTTGTAAAATGTCGAAACATTAGCCTGCCGCTTAAACTGATCAACTTGTTCGTCTAACGCCCCCGCCGACCTCGCAAGCTCTTTCCTTGTCTCTTTAAGCTCCTCCTTCTGGAGAACTATTGTAATTAGCAAGCCAAAGAAAGTTAAGAATGTGAGAAGTGGATTTGCCACACCACCGAAGAAATCTCCAAAGGTACCATGCGTCTTAACACCCAAAAGAGAAAAAACGACATCAACGACTAAAACACCAACAACAACTATCAGCGCACATACAAATAAACTGAAAAGCTTTTTAACTCCCTGCTCATCATTCGGCGACACCATCCGCTCGAAGGGTCCAGAGGCTTTGTCGAAGAATCGAAGAATCCGTTTCAGCATCATGCTCTCCTTTAGAAAAGGAGGCATTTTGCTATGATTTATCTTCAGCGTAAATCGAGGCGCTGATGATCGCCCCCCCCCAACGGCGCTTCCCGTAGCAGATCGGTACCGGATTCCCGCTGGCGGTGGTATTTCTGGCGCTGCCGAAGGCGTAGCTGGGAAGATTCTCCGGCGCCGCGCTCTGCTTCAGGCCCTGGGCTTGGGGGCTGAGCATTTGGATGACGCCGCCGGCAACCATCCCTATCCCTGCAGGCAGCGCATACGGGGCTATGACGGGAAAAGCGTAGGAAGCAGCGATCAGCACAGCCCCGACTATCGTCTGCACCAACCCGCCACGCTTCCGGCCACGCATGACCGGAGCAATGCGAATTTCCTCGGCGCCCCCGAACTGCAGCTCATCTTGGGAAATGTTCCGTTTCCCACGGAATACAGCGAACTCCATACCTCGCAGGTGGGAATTGGCGAGGAAGCGCTCGAGGCCAGGAATCTGCACGCACAGGGCCTTGATCGCTTCCGCAGTCGACCCGACGAGCATACGGTACTCCCAACCGAACTGCCGGAGCGCGCCGTAGAGTTTGATGGTGGTCATCGGAGTGTGGTGCGCTGCGGTGGTCATGCGTTTCTCCAGGTAATAAAAAACCGCCCGGAGGCGGTTTATGCGATTATTCATTCCTTCCGTATGAAGGATGATCGGCCGTACTTCGCCTCATAATCAGCAGCCAGTTTCTGGCATACCGACTTAGCGAAACGCCTAGCCGACATGTCTAAAAGTCGATCATCAACATCTTTCCAGCACAAATCGATAGCTACTCGAGCCCTATCCTTATCCCTGGACTCAGGGGTCTCTGTGCTTTCTAGAACTGCACCAAGAATTAGGAGAGCCACCAGAGCACCTATTGGTAGCAGCACTAAACAGATCAGGACTTTTTTTGCTGCCCCCATAGTGGGCTTTTTAGGATGTTGCAGTAGCCCTACTTCCTCATTAAGTGCTTCGCCACAGTACCTGCACTTGATTGCCTCACCCTTGATTATTTCAGCGCAGAATGGGCATTTTTTCTCGTCAGCTTCCATACGACTCTCCACAACAAGGATGGCACAGGATAGCAAACAGCCAGCAGCAAAACCCACCACAAGGCCGGGTTCAGGCGTCCGAAGGACAGGTCACTCGCGCTGCCTCATCCGTCGCTTGAGCAAACCTGAAAACCTTGTCCGCGATGACAGGATGATTGCCGGGAGTCGAGTCCATCGACTTGATTAGGTCACGATGGCTGCGAGCACAAGCATCGTTAGGAGGCGGGAAGTACCAAACCCGGCTAAACACCGGGCTTTTCATGGGAATCAGATGCAAAAAGCCCAGCGCGGGGCTGGGCTCTATACTGCTGGTTAGCCTTCGTACTGGAAGATCCATTGCATCTTGCAATCATTCCCGCTAATGCTGTCAGGATCCGGATCCTTCAACGAGACTTTGTTCCAGATAGGATGGCTTGCGTCTCCTAATGGCCATGAGTGACGACAAGAATTGGAACCAGCTGCCGGATTATCCCAATATACTTTGAACGACATTTTCATATTCTGGGGACCGGCATTCTTATAATCACCACATATCAGATACTCAACCCATCCTTCAGTGCCAACCGCTAAACCGTTTGACTCAGCCCCCCAGGCAACGGCTTGGCCTGGAGCGATAGACTCTGGCGGTAGAGACCCACCCATCCAATTACTATGCTCCAAGCTGTGCTTGAATAATACCAAACTATATGGACTTCTATTAACAAGCGTTATTTTTACAGACCTAAAAGCGCTAGACTTAAAGTTGACGATATTAGCAAATTTATCATCAACCTTAATATCTTCCGAAGCAAGACTGTTACTAACTGAGCTAAATGATTCCAGAGCTGACGAAGAAAATTCCTCAGATATCAACTCTTCAGGTGAAAACTCTCTGTGAGGAACTACTCCACCGCCAAAAACATTGTTAATCCAGACCATCGCACGAGCATAACGGAGCTCATCTTCTGAGTTCGACATAGCGCCTCCCTTTCCTTAGTTGGCAAGTACCGTATGAACAACAGCATAGGGAGATTAGCAGAGATTTTTAGGCGCAACCCATTATCGCTGCCTGTCCACCCATCTACCCTGGACGGAAAGCCAGTACATGGCCTGGGTCTGGGCGTAGTAGCGTTGTGCCTCCCAACGAACCGCCCCGGACCGTTGCCGGAAAGCCCATGGACTGGGGCGATCAAGACCTAGGAGGTCAAATGGTCAAGCATCTATTCATTCCTCATAACCTGAGCGAAGACTTTGACAAGGAAAAAGCTGCCGCAATTCGTCGATCGTTTGATGCAGACGATGCGGAGATGCTGCTTTCTGCGCCCACCACTAACACGGTTTCCAGCATCGAAGGCAATAAGTACTCGGGCATAGTGAAGCATCACTTTGAACGTAATGACAGCCCGGTCCATTACGAATACCGGCCAGATGCTGAACAGGGCTCGAAATTCATAATCACCAAAGACAACCGTGACTGATGGAACGAGGTTGAAATGGGAATCAGAAGTCTTGTGCAAAATCTCCCCAAAGACCCCGACAATCTTGGATGGGTTCTGGGCTGGGCAGTTGTCCAAAGCTCTCCTTGGAGGTTCGTGGATATTTACGCCTCTGAAGCCACTGCCCTAGCGGAAGCTGCGTCACGTGGCGTCGGGTTCGCAGTCGAGTACGGCTCGCATCAGGTGGGCACCGATAACTTCGTCGGCGGCCTCACCCCTCCGACAGATTAATCCGAGCCTCCTTCGGCTCTACCAACGAGAAGCCGAAGGAGCACTGTCCTGACTTCAGAACTGCCGTGAGGCCGGGCTCGCCGCAAACTAAACGGCGATAACCCGGACCTCCGCTGACCTTGCCAATGAGTCGCTCTACTCGCACCATCTGGGACTCCTTCTGCAGCGCAATTTCTGCAGATCCCTGTAAGTTAAAAATGCGCAGCTCGTAGACTTCACACATGACATCCTCCTGCGGCCAGGCCGCTCAGCTTGTTCTTGAGTCTTTGTGGCGCAGCACTAGGCGAGCCCGCTCGTGCCAGTTACCGCCGTAGACGATGATCTCGCTGGGCTTTCCGTACAGGTGGTGCAACAGGAACGGGCCAGCGCCGAAAACTTTGGTCTCCTCGCCCGGCAGCGACGGATCGTCGCCCAGGTAGATCCCGGCGTGGTTCGGATGCGCGGTGCGCCCCACCGCCATCACGATCATGTCGCCGCGCTGCGGCCGATCCACCCGGACGAATCCTGCAGCCTCGAACTGCTGCTCGTAGAGGCTCGGACCGTCTGCCCGCTCCCACCAGCCATCGGCACGCTCGAAGTGCGGGAACTCGATGCCCCACTCCCGCTGGTACCAGTCGGCGCAGACCTGCCAGCAGTCCTGCACCCCATGCACGAAGGCGCGCCCGAGCAGCGGCACCTGGTCGACGGGCTCGATGGTACGCAAGTCGCCCTCCGGCCAACTCAGGATGTGCCATGTCAGGCCCGAGGCGTTGCACATAGCGACGTCTGCGGCACTCGGTCGGCTGGCGGCATCGGGATGGCTGTGCACCACGGCGACGATCTCGCCCTGGTCCTCTGCCTCGGCATACGCCTTCGGTGCGATGCGGAACTCTTCGCCGGCGTCGGTAGCGGTGTTTTCGCAGGGAACGTATCGCTGGCTCCGGCCAGAACGGATGATCAGTCCGCAGCACTCGCGCGGATACTCTGCCGCAGCGTGCTTCTGCACGGCAGACAGGATGTGCTTGAGCATGGTCAGCTCCTGGCGATGATCGAGACGGCAGGGAAGCCGCCGAAGGGCAGTTGGTTCCCTTCACCGAAGCGCGGGATGCAACCGGTGCCCAGGCAGCCATCACACTCGTCCCGGGCTGGGTCATCGGTGGGGTTGCCGTCGATGTCGAAGTACGGGCCGGTGTAGCCGCAGTCGGGCCCGCGGTACCCGCCCGTCATCGCCCAGTGGCACAGGGTGGTCATCTGCCGGCCGACCTGCTCGCCGCCAACGTCGCCTGGCGAGGCCAGTTCCCAAGCCACGTACTGGCCGTCCTCGTTGGTTTTCTGGTCCAAGTACCAGATCTCGACGATCTCCTGGGAGGGATCAGCGTCGGGATTGCCGCCAGGGAAGTTCGCCGCGTCCAGATACTTCGCCAGCGTCGTCCGGATGGTGAGGCGGAACTGGAGCAGGTCCTCGAACGCCAGGCAGAGCGCCGTAATCCGGCCATTGACGTTGCCGGCGGTGAAGCTCGGCCGCGCCGCAGTACCATCGCTGTTCGCCTCGATGCCCTCGATCTGCACCGGCCAGGCCGCGTATTCGTGGCCCTGCCACCAGATCGGTTTCGCCGGTAACTGGTCGGCGTTGGCACCGGCGGCGGCCAGTTCCTGCGGGCTGTGCGGGATAGCGTGTCCGTGGAACCGGACCACGTCGGCGCCGAAGTCGCTGCCGTCGAGTTCGAACAGCACGACCTCGCCGCCGGGCTCCAGCTTCTGGATATCGGTGATCAGTGTCATGGATGGAATGCCTGTTCAAAGGTCGCGGTCAGCCGGTAGACCCGGCCGCCGAGGTTGACGGGCCGGTAGCCCGCACAGGTGTAGAAGCCCAGGCCGCCCAGGGGCGGCGTCCAGAGGAACGCCCGCGCTCCAGCGTGGCGGTCCAGGAAGTCCATCGCGGCCTTGATAGTCGCCGCCGGCCCGGTGATGGACACAGGCCAGCTCTGGGACTTGCTGTTCAGGCCTTCGCTCACCAACTGCTTGTAGCCGTCACCGAATTGCGCGGACCTGGTGGCGAAGGTGATGTCGCCCTCGCCACCGCTCTCGGTGGCCCAGGTGAAGGTTTCGATTGCCATGTGCTCTACCCGTTGATGGCGCGGCCGATCGCACCGTCACGCCGCAGATCACGCGCCAGGAGTTGTCGGTACTTCTGCTCGACGAATGTCCCGATGTCGCGACCGAACTGGTCCAGGCCAGGCTGGCTGCTGGAGACGTTGGCCGAACCATCCGAGGCAATGTTCACCTCGACGTTGATCTGCGAGCTACTGCCGCCCATAGCGCGCACACCGAGGGCCCCGGACGAGGTTCTGGTCAGCGGCATCACGGCCTCTGGCCCCGCTTCGCCCATCACACCCATGCGGCCGCCGCTCATGCCGAACGCGGTTGGCGTGCTGACCACGCTGTTGGTGAATGCCCCGCCAGTGGCGAACATCTGCACCCCGCCGGCGAACGCACCACCGTTGGCGAACAGCCCGCTGTTGCTCACCAGGTTGTCGACACCAGACTGCGCGGCAGCGTTTCCACCGCCGAAGAATCCGCCGAAGAGGGACGAAAGGGCCTGCGAGGCAGCGGCGCGCGTTGTAATCCGCGCCATGTCGGCCAGGATGCTCTTGGCGAAGTCGGAGAACGACAACTTGCCGGTCGTGGCGAAGGTAGCGACTGCATCCTCCATGGCGCGGAAGGCGTTGGTGAACAGATCATGCGTCTGCCCAGCAACATTCCTGGCGCTTTCGAGATAGTCGTTCCAGGCTCCGCTCGCTCCGTTGCTCCAGTCTGACTGGGCAGCGGTCATCTGGTCGTAGTTGCTGACCACGGTGTCTCGCAGGTCCTGATGCGCCTTTCTGAGCGCAGCCAGACGTTTCTCGTACTCCTCGTCCGACATTTGCCGACTGGGATCGGAACGCTGGTTCTCCAGGTCCATCAGTTGCTGGTTGTAGCGGTCGTCGAGACTGTTCAACTGCTCGAAGCGGGACCGCTCTCGTCCGCCCATGCTGACACCGGCCGCAGCGCGCTCGCCCTCCAGGCGCAACGCATCGACCTGCGCCTGCAGCGCCTGCGTATAGCGCTGCACTGACTGCTCCTGTCGCCGTAGCCGCCCCTGCTCGCTGAGTTCGATCTGGTTGAGCTGTGAATCAGCGTCCTGCTGCGCCTTGACCAGCGCCGTCTTGGAGTCGGCGATCTTCTGGTCGAGCTGGATTCGCTGGGCAGCCGAGGTTCCTTGCTTCGCCCTGGCAGTCTCCAGCGCTGCGATCTCACGCTCGTAGGCATGAGTTACCTCATCCCGCTCCTGCTGGATGATCGAGATGCGCTGCTGCGCGTAGCTTTCCGCGCTGATCACGCCTGCGCGTTGGGATGCCTCCAATTCCTTTTGCGCGTTACGGTAGGTCGCGGTGATCTCGGCCAAGCTGTTCTTCGCAGCGTTGGCCGCGCCCGGGGGCGCCTGGACGTGTTCCGTTTCGACTTGCACCTGGAGCGCCAGCGCCGGTTCAGCGAACGCACGTTCGGGCCAGGATCGCGCGCCGCCGGCGTCATCGACCACATCCGCAAGGAACTGCGCGAGATCGAGGAGAACCCCGACGACCTGGCCGAGTGGATCGACGTCGTGATCCTGGCCCTGGACGGAGCCTGGCGCTCCGGCGCAACCCCGGCGCAGATCATCGACGCCCTGGTCGCCAAGCAGACGAAGAACGAGGCGCGCACCTGGCCGGACTGGCGCACGGCGCCGGCCGACAGGGCAATCGAGCATGACCGAGCGGACGAGCCGGTCGACGACAACACCTACTTCGTCATGCGCAACGCCGGCGGCGCCGTGTTCGTGAAGCACGGCCCGTTCTTCGTGAGCCAGGGCGGCCTGACGGAGGACTGGGGGAAGAACTGGAAGCGCATCAGGGCCGGCAGCCTCAAGCATGCCCGCCAGGTCGGGGAGGAGTTGCTGCCGTGACCCAGCGCATCTACCTCGCAGGCCCCATGACTGGCCTGCCCGAACACAACTTCCCCGCGTTCCACGCCGAAGCCGCGCGCCTGCGAGGCCTCGGGTACCAGGTCGAGAACCCCGCCGAGCACGGCGAGATTCCGGGCTTCGAGTGGGCCGACTACCTGCGGCTCGACCTGCAGAAGCTGCTCACCTGCCAGGCAATCGCTCTGCTGCCCGGCTGGATGGACTCGAAGGGCGCCAGGCTGGAGTTCACCGTAGCCACCAATCTGGGAATGCGCGCTCTGCACGCGGAGCACATCACCGGTCCTGCGGAGGATGCGCCATGACCGACCTCTTCTACCTGCAAGACAGCCGCAGCAACGTCGGGAGCCGAGCAACGTTCTGGCGCGCCGGCGGCGGCTACACCACCAACCTCGACGAAGCCGAGACGTTCACCAGCGCCCATGCCGTTCGGCAGTACAAGTGCCGGGAAACCGATCTGCCCTGGCCGGTCGACTACGTGCGCGCCCGGGCCGAGTACGGCGTCGATCACCAGGACCTGGACCTGTCCCGGACGCAGGCACTCGCCGGCGCGCCGGCGGACGACCGCATCTACGTCGCCTACGACAGGGACTGGGACGGCAACTGCCTGGTCTGGGTACCCGAGGCCGCCGGCCGGACATCCAACCTGGCCGCCGCACGGACCTGGCCGCTCGACCACGCCGGCATACTCACCGCGCGCGGGCGCGCGCCCTGGCCGAAGTCCTACATCGACCAGCATGCCAGGCCTGTTGCTGTGGCGGCCTCCCTCAACCACAAGCAGGCCCTCCGGCTCTTCGGCCTGAAGCTACCCAAGCCGGAGCACCAGGGCCAGCGCCGCCTGAGCTACAGCACCAGGCTGAATTGCAGCGGCTGCGGACGCTTCATCACAGAGCATCAGCGCTTCGACGACTGCCCCAACTGCGGGGCAAGGAATGCACCATGACCAGATCCAATGCGCCGCTGGTGCAGAGCGAGGCCGAACTCTGCGCAGCGTTCATCGACGAGTTCAACCGAGTCCCCGGCTGGCTGGACAAGAGCGCCCAGCCCACCCTCTTCACCTGAGCCAACCATGCCCAACTACTACCCCAAGGGCGGGCGCTGCCGCGCCTGCGAGCGACGCCTGGACGACTGTTCGAGCCTCGACTTCAGCGCCATGCCGGTCCACCGCCGTGACGGCCCCGACGTGATCGTCATCTGCACCGAGTTTCGACAGACAGCCCGCAGACCAATGGATAGGTCTGCGCAACCGGAGACACCGCAATGTCCTCTACCCAACACCAACTGATCGAGCAGTGCGCCACCCGCCTGCGCGGCATCGTCGAAGCCCTGGACAACATCCACGACAGCACCCCGCACCCCGCACCGCTGGTCGACGGACCTCGACGACGTTCACTCCTCAGCCGAGAGCCTGCTGGCCCTGATCAAGGACCAGGCGCCGGCTCGATCGGAAGCCAGCTTCGAAGAGTGGCTGGCCAACGAACTCGAGGGCGAGGACGGCCAGCCTGTTCCGGCTGCGGTATGCGACATTGCCCTAGCCCGTCGAGCATTCAACCATTGGCCCAAGCTGGAACATCCAGCCAAGGTCTGTGGCGTCCGCTTCAGCGCTGGCGTGTCGTCGCGGCTGGTAGTCGAAGCCGCCCAGCGGCTGAACGAGTTCGAGTCCACTCCGGAGCAAGAGGCGGAGCGGCCGGAGGTTGTGGCGTACCGGACTATCGGGCGACATACAAAGCACCAGCATCCCCACTACGCACTGAACTACTACAAGCAGAACGCGGAAGATCAAGCTGCCCACTGGCGTGAGCGCGGCTGCGAGGTGAGCGAGGACGAACTGATGACCGTCGCCCAGCATGAGCGCATCGTCGGGGCGCTGCGGGCTGAGCGTGACGGGGCGATCAAACTACTCGGGCAGAGCGTCTGGCAGAAGATTGAACGGCTAACGCAAGAGCGCGACGCCGCCCTGGCCAGGGTCGAACAGCAAGAACGCACCATCGCCGGCATAAACGAGGCGCATGCGAAGTTGGCGGGTTTGTATGAAGCCGCCCAGGCTCAGCACAGCGCGGGCTATGCCGAAGCTCGCCAGTGCGTGAACTGCCGGCACATCGGTATCAACGACGCCGCCGACTACGCCGCTTGCCACGATTGCCGATGGACTGGACCGGAACCCGATGAGGACAAGTGCCCAGGTTGCGCGGGCGAGAACTGCATGGCGGCAGCTTGCCCAGAGTGTGGGGGCCGTTACGAGCTGGTCGCTGAGGCGAAAATCTCCACCCCAGCCGCCCAGGCTGGGCAGATGCCGCAGGCATGGCTCGACGTGCAGGCAGAGCGCCGCCGGCAGATCACCGCCGAGGGATGGACGCCGGAGCACGACGACGAGCACAGCCACGGCCAGATTGCCCGCGCCGCCGCCTGCTACGCCCTGGCCGGCTCCAGCGCTCCGAATGATGGAACCGCAGCCCTGTTGGTGTCGCTGGCATGGCCGTGGGACCAGCAGTGGTGGAAGCCGACCAGCGCGCGCCGCGATCTGATCAAGGCCGGTGCACTGATCCTGGCCGAGATCGAGCGCCTGGACCGCGCCGCGCCCGGCAAGGAGGTAGGTCATGAGTAAGGTGAAGCGCTTGAATTTCACCGTTGACCAGTTCGAGAGCGTTGTTCCGTATGCGTCAGAGCATGGCCAGTACGCCAGATATGCCGACTACGCCAAGCTCGAAGCCGAGGCCCAGGCGCTAATGGAGGAAGTCGCAGCACTGCGCGCAAGGGTGGCTGTTGTGCCGGATGGGTACGCGCTTGTTCCGGTTGAGCCAACGCGGGAGATGTTCATTGCCATCAACAAGGAGGACGACAAGGCCTATGCCGGTGGCTGTCATCACGGCGCACAGTTTGAATGGCTGTGGGCTGCTGCGATTGAAGCCGCTCCCCGCCCCAACGGCCTGACGGTCAGCGAATCAGCGCTCGACACGCTGCGAAAGGCCGCGTCAGGAGAGGTCAAGCACCTGAACAACGGACTGTGCCCTGATGACATTGAGGGGCACGAAGCGCGCGATCCGGACTGCCCGGTATGCAGAGCGCTGATCGAGACGGGAAAGGAGAGCGACAATGTCTGAACTAAAACTGGGACTGGTGGAGATATTCCCGATCGTTCGCACGCTGGCGGCCTGGCAGGCGGGGTGCTTCGGATGAAGCAGAAACCAGGCATCGCACTTCCCCGCTGGCTCCTTCGCACAACCACGATGCAGATGCACAGCGTCGACGTGGTACTGGTCATGGCCCTGGTGCTCCAGCACCACGGTACGGCCGACGCTGTTCGCCGCGCCGCCGGTCAGCTTCGCGACAGAGTATGTGCCGAGCACCGGCCCAAGATGACCGCGCTCATGCGCATGCAAGACGACGTGGCGGCGCTGCAGGTGGCGCTCAACATCGTCCAGCGCGCCACCGACGCCCTGGGCATCCTGGCGGGAAAGCCGTTTCCGGCCAGACCTTCGCCCAGCGAAAGCCCACCGGATCAGGGGCACATGCCCGCCAAGGCTGGTCCCGTCACCGGTGAGCCGGTACATCCTACCTGAAATCATCCATGCCCGCGGCCCAACGGAAAGGGTCGCGGAACAGCCCGGCCGGAGAGCTGGGATAGGTAACGCCCAATGAACACCCTGTTTCTGTTGATGGCTCAGTACGATGGCGCCGCCATCATTCCCCTCGAACGCGTCTGCGCCGACTACTTCAGCCACCTGACCCCCGAGAAAATGAAGATGAAGGTAGCGGCCGGCGAAATCGACTTGCCGCTGGTACGCATGGAGAACAGCCAGAAGTCTGCGCGTGGCGTACACCTGACGGACCTGGCGAACTACCTTGACGAACGGCACAGAACGGCGAAGGAGGAGCACGAAAAGCTCATGGGGCGCAGAACCCTGCGCCGTGCATCCTAACCCTCCCGCCTACCGGGCCTCGATCGTGGGGCCCTCTATTATCTGCTCCAACCACGGCCAGTCTTCGTACTTGTCGCCGTTCCCTCTCAGATGCGTGTATCGCCGCATCGAATTCCAGTCCCGGTGGCCCGAGACGCTGGCCACGCGCGGAATATCCCATCCGATCTCGAAAAGCCGACTGATGCCGTCATGGCGCAGGTCGTGAAAGTGGAGATCATCGATCTCCAAGAAGCTGCAAGCCCTGGTAAACGAAGCGCTGACCGACTTCGCGTTATAGGGGAACACGAACTCCTCGCGCCGGGGCATCGAATGCAAAATTCGCCATGCCTGATCTGGCAGGTGGCACCAGACATCATTCCCGTATTTCTGGCCCGGATTCTTCATGTCGGTGATCAGCACTGCCTGGCGTGCTTCGTCGATGGCGTCCCAGCGGATCCGGGTGATCTCTTCCTGGCGGCGCGTTGAGAAAATCGCAAAGCCGATCATCCGAACCATGTCGATCTGCTGCTTGCGACGCTCCCGCATTTCAACGAAGTAGGCAAGGATGGTGTCAAGCTCCTCCAAAGTTGGGCGCCTGTCCCGCTCGTTGCTCCTGGAAACCCCTCCCATCTTGCGCAGAACGCGCCTGGCGTCGGCCATGGCCACCGGATCCACCTCGTAGCCCCATGCTGGGCGCGCAACCGTCAAGACGGCACCGAGGTGAGAAAGATCGTTGCCTACAGTCTGCGGCTGCACGCCGCCCTTCTCGATGCGATCCATTGCGTACTCGACCAACACCTGGGAAGTCAGGTCCCGGTCGACCACATCCCCCAGCCATGTCGCAGCTATCGCCTGGAGCGTCGCCTCCTTAGTCCTGCCCAACGGTCGCGGTTTCCCGTACTCCTCAAGATACTGCTTGATCATTTCCCGTACAGTGACGCCCTTGCGATTGGCTCGCTCGATCGCGCCTGGCGCTGCCAACTCTGCCTCTCGGCGCTTCAGCCAGTTCTGGGCCGCCGCCTTCCGGTCGAACGTCTGGCTTTCCTGATAAACTGCCTTCCCCTGTCGCAT